TCCAACCGAACAACTCGATTACAACGCACTGGCTCAACACATCGCGAATAGTGTACCGCGTAGCCCACTTGAAAGAATGGAAGACCTATTAACTGAAAGAACCTATGTACGATAACATAAACCCACCAACATCCATCTTTGAAGGTGAAAGATGCGAAAGATGTTCCGAGATGCATTACGAAAGCGAACTATATGTTGTTTACACCAGCATCGAAGATTACGAAGAATGGTGCGACAAGTGTATAGATAACCACGCAAAACATCATCCAATAATGAAAGATGAATTTTGGGCAATAGGATCAACAGACACCGAAAACAATTTAACAATTAAATAAATAAAAAGATGGCTACATCAAAAATCACGCACGTACAAGGTGCAGGAACTTGGAACGATATGTACAAGTTCGAAGTTACAATGGAAAACGGAGACACGGGAACGGTCTTCAGCAAATCACAACAACCACCATTCGCGGTTGGTGACTCAAAGAGTTACGAGATAACTCCAAGTGGTCGCGGTCACAAGATTAAATGGGTACAGGAACAGCGTTCATTTACTCCAAGTTCAACAGGTAGTAACTACCAATCAAACAACTTAAAAGAGAAAGAAGAATCAATCGCGCGTGCTGTTGCATTGAAGGCTTCAGTTGATATGAACCATTCGGACAACCCTGCGAAAGTTATTGAGGTTGCTCAACTATTCGAAAAATATCTTTTGACTGGAGTTGGTTTAACTGACGATGCGAAAGATAGCGCAAACTCTAACTCTAAAATGGACAAAGACGATTTACCATTTTGAATGATTGAAGCAATTAAAATTTTAAAACCATTATTATGAACAACAAATTAGAGCAAATCTTAAAGTGTACTTTAGCACAACAGCAGTTGCACTCTTACGATCCGCACATAGCGGAACTATTTAACCCAATCATTAACTTAATTGACAAATTAAACGATGAAAAGTAAATGGGAATTATTTGTATTCGCTTGGTTCGGCACTACGCCGAGCCTTGCGAAAGCAATGAACATCAGTTATCCACAGGCACAAAAGTGGACACGTTACCCGATGCTAATGCATGTTTGTGACATTACTAAAATCAGTAAGTATACTGGCATCAGTTCAAAAGAGATAGTTGAACTAATCTTGGAAAGCGAAAAGAAAACAATTAAAAACGAAGGTGATGAGTAATTCTTTAATACAATTTTTAGACAGGTATAGAATCAAAAATTACCGAGAGTTCCTCAATGTGTTCACCAATGAAAATGCGAAGGAACTACAAAGGATGATTATTGAAAAGGAGGAAAACCTTGTATATTCCTTTGAAGATAAGGTAATCGACTTGGTTTGCAGAACTCACGATGTCACACGTAAGCAGTTTTTTTCTCGGTCACGTGAACGATTTATAATCGATGCGCGTTATATTGCGACACTTTTAATTTATGCAGGAACAAACTATTCACTTTCAAAGATAGGGCAGTTAATAGGCGGTAAAGACCACGCGACAATACTTCACGCGGTTAAGAAAATGGTTGATCTTTACCAAGTGGATGCTATTTACCGAGCCTATATTGACGAGGCGATGTTGTTACTGGATAAAGAATATGACTGTGGAACTTTAAAACAACGATTAAATGAACGAAGAGCAATTAGAACAAGCCTTAAAATCCTTGACCTTAAGGGTACAATTACTCGAAGAGCAGTTGACCTTATTGAAGTCCAAGACACCGAGAACATCATTTTCTCCGCCGACGATGGAGGAGGTGGCGGAATATTTTTTGGAACGCATTCCGTTTGCGTCTTCTGATGACGCGCTTAACTTTGCAGAGGTATTTATTAGCCATTACACCAATACTAATTGGTACTATGGTAAAAAGAAAATGAAAGACTGGAAGGCGGCAATGCGATCCGCTTGGAAACTTCACGAATTTGTAACAACTAAAAACAATAACTATGAATCAAAACTTGGTAGAGTACAAAGGGCAGACCTACAACAATGGCTTGACAGTTGACGAGAAAGCCTATTTACACGCGCTTGAACAAACGCAAATCCAAGATAGCACGTTACCAATGTTCAAGGCTTTAATAGCAAAAGGAATTGTAATAAGTGGTATTAAGGAATTGCCTTCAGCAGAAGAAACGCAGTTTTTATACGATACGACTCAACAGTTCTACCGATTCTTTACGATTGGTGAATTAGGTCTTGCCTTCCAACTTAACGCAGTTGGTCAAACTTGGAAACGTGTGGAACACTACGGCTTAATGTCTATTCAATTCTTAAGTGATGTCTTGAATGCGTATAAGGTCTACAAGATGCAAATGAATCTTGACATAGAAAGAAAGAAAGCAAAGTTGGTAATTGGTACAACAACTCAAGATGAAGAGCCAGTAGATTTCAAAGAGATGTTTTTGAGCGATGTTCAAAGGTGGAAAGATGGAAAGAGAATCGAAGTTTCTTTACTTGCACCTTCGATGATGCGGATGATGGAAAAAAGAGAACTGATAAACGTTGAATGGTGGAGTGATGAAGATTGGAAAAAGTTTAGATTCTTATCTTATCAGGAACTCACCAACGAAAGGAACTTATCTAACTTTGCAATTACGCGAATGAAGTCAAAAGAAAAGTCGGACTTTGAACACGATGTTAGACAAGGAATAATGCGCCATTTATATGCTGATATTATGGATAGTCATATACTACAACAACGAATAATTGAAAAGTTATGACTCACGGATCGTTGTTCAGCGGTATAGGTGGATTTGATTTAGCAGCCGAATGGATGGGATGGAACAATGTATTCCATTGTGAATGGATGCCATTTCCACGACAAGTATTAAAATATCATTTTCCAAAATCATTAAGTTATGAAGACATCACAAAAACAGACTTCACTATTCACCGAGGAAACATTGAGATCCTTACAGGTGGATTCCCTTGCCAACCATATTCATCCGCAGGAAAACGACTTGGGAAAGAGGACGAGCGCCACCTCTGGCCGCATATGCTCAGAGCAATTCAAGAGATTGAACCAACCTACGTTGTGGGGGAAAATGTTCGTGGACTTACTAATTGGAACGGGGGAGTGGTCTTCGAAGAAGTGTGCGCTGACTTGGAGGCTTGTGGGTACGAAGTACAACCGATATTATTGCCAGCTTGTGCCGTCGGTGCGCCACATCGAAGAGACCGAGTTTGGTTTGTTGCCTACTCCAACAGTAATTCAAGGCGGAGCGCAAATAGTAACAGGGAAGCAGAAGAACAACACATATTCAGCAGGTCTTCACGATTTAGCGAAAAGCGGATTACTTCCTACACCAACGGTATTCGATTCAACCAATGCGAGTGCATCAATGAAATCAATTTATTGTCAAATGGAAGAAGGAGAGCAGAATTATCATTCGAAAGATTCCCAACTCAATCCCCGATTTGTGGCGGAGATGATGGGCTTCCCACCAAATTGGACGGAATTACCTTTTCAAAGTGGAGAGCAGAAAGTGTCAAAGGATATGGAAATGCAATAGTTCCACAAGTAGCATATGAGATATTTAAAGTAATAGAGCAATTGCATTATGATACAATTCCACGATAAACAAAAAGAAGCCTTGAACCACTTATCTATTGACTCGGATAAGTGGCAGGTTCTTTATGGCGGTTCTGCAGGAAGCGGAAAAAGTTTTCTCGGTTGCGATTGGCAAATAAAGAGACGATTGAAGTATGCAGGTACTCGCGGTTTAATAGGTCGTGCAGAATTAAAGAAGTTGCGATTGAGTACAATGGCTACTTTCTTTGAGTTGTGTGCTAACTATGGACTAATTGCAGGAAAACATTACACGTATAACGGTCAAGACCACGTGATTAATTGGTTCAATGGCTCACAAACGATTCTAATGGATTTGGCTGATATGCCGAGTGACCCCGAGTTCCAAAGATTTGGTTCGATTGAGGTTACCGATTATTTTGTTGACGAGGCAGGTGAGGTAAGTGAAAAGTGTATTGCTATTTTAGCCTCTCGTGTGCGTTATAAATTGATTAACGACAAGCCGAAAGGATTGCTGACCTGCAACCCACATAAAGGATGGTTATACAATGAGTTCTACGATGCGAAAAGAAATGGAACTTTAAGACAAGATAGGGAGTTTATCCAAGCCTTGCCAACTGATAACCCACATATCTCGCCTGTATATCTTGAGAACTTGCGTATGTTACCCGAGATTGACCGCAAAAGGCTTTTAGATGGAGATTGGGACTATGACGAAACGCAGGATAGATTATACCATTATGATGACTTGTTGCGTTGTTTTAGAGAGCCACAACAAAAGAACACAACCAAGTATATCACTGCGGATATTGCGCGTATGGGTGATGATAGAACGGTCATCGTGTTATGGGATGGACTACACGCGGATAAATTTGTTGTACTGAAACACAAGCCAATTAACGAAGTTGTTGATACGATTCGACAAATGGCACAAAGTAACGGAGTGTTACTCTCAAATGTCTTGGTGGATGAAGATGGAATTGGTGGAGGTGCGGTTGACTTCTTAAAGTGCAAAGGGTTTCTTAATGGATCTAAATCCGTTCGTGAAAACTACCTTAATTTAAAATCGGACTGCTACTTTAAATTAGGCGAACTAATCACGAACAATTCAATTACTTTTAATAGTCAGCATAAAGACACGATTGTCAAGGAACTTGAAATGATTAGGCGCGAGAAACTGGATAGCGACCAAAAGTTAAGAGTGACTAACAAAGAAGATTTGAAGAAAAGATTTGGTATGTCTCCCGACTTTGCAGATGCCATAATGATGAGGTCGTTTTATGAATTAAAAAAGAATTTTGGAAAATATGCATTTGCTTAAGTTTTTATATATATTTGCATCAATGTACCACGAAGCATACCATAAGAACTGCTCACTTAAGTGGTCTTTTCTCACAACGAATAACCCAAGGCATAAGTTGTGAAAACCCAAACCTCTCTTAAGTGGACGCACTTAATGAAGTTTGGCATTAATTAGAAACTTAAAAATAAATCAAATGATACAAGGCAATGAAGCATGGTGGTATGAGTCCCACTAAACAACATAGTCAGGTGGCAACATGCGATGTTGTATGAGAACTGCGCTCATTTATAGGTTCGACCTATCCTGACTACAAATTTTAAAAACAAATAAAATGGAACTAAACAAAATGATTAAAATGAAAGCCGAAATGTATGCGATGTACAACGGTGAACAAATGGACAACGCGCGTTATTTCGCGTTTATTGAAGGCGCACGTTATGCCTTAGAACTTTTGAAACAAGAAATTGAACACGAACTATGAACAACAAACTATCAAAGAGTGACCTTGAAAAAATCAAGGTACTGAACCTCTTAATGTGGACACAGGCGACACTTTACGCATCCGATGAATGCGAACCGATTAAATGGTTCTATAACCACCAAACAAAGATGCTAATGAAGCGGTTAAATGAGTCGATTCAACGTGAACACGGCAAGACAATTACCGCACTTTGGGAAACTGATGGAGCAACATTGCCAGACATAACGAAACACCTTGAAGATTTCACATATGAAATGGCAACGTATGGTTATTGGATGTTGCCCGAACTGATTAAGTTAATACAAGATGCAAAAGAAAATCAACCTAAATTAGAAATATCACAATGATAGCGAAACAACACATAGCAAATTATTCATCCTGTGAACCGATGGCAAATCACTTCTTAAATGTTGAACAATTATTAAGTATTCCGTGGATCAATCAATACACTACCTACGAAAAATTCTATAGATTTTCTTTGTGCAAACATGATGATGGTTTAAGCCTGATGGCTGAAATGAATAAAGGTAAAGATTGGTGGGTTGTATGCGATTTAATTGGTGTAACCAAAAAACTTAATTTGCCTAAATTTAAATATGAATAATATGAATATAACACACGATTTTGACAACTGCCAGAGTGATGTCTACAAAGAAGTCATCACAGACCTAATCTCACGCGAGAAAATGGGCAGGGCTAAATACGGAACAACTGTAGACAAGGCGAACCTTTCCGAAAAGGAATGGCTTCACCACGCGTATGAAGAAGCCTTGGATATGGCTATCTACTTAAAACGTATAATGAGCCTAAAAAAATAGTATTTAAACCGACTGAATAAAGAGTGGCTTTGCGCCACTTTTTTTTATGCCTAATCTCTTTGTCCAAAGATTCTTTTAACTCATTATTTGACACCTGTAATTGTCCGATATACGATTCATTATGTAGTATTACTTCGCTTTGTGTACGGATAATACGACTATTGATGTCGTTTAAATGAATGTAGTAATCAAGTGACTTTACACCTAATACAACAAGCCTTCTTTCAATGCTCAAAGAATCCAGCACCTTCGAGTTGTTGTAAGTGCTGAATTGCTTTTGTGTATGCGCTATCAATGGCAATACTATCAAGCATATAAATAGTATCAATTTGTTTTTCATAAATCGTTTTGGTTTTGATCCGTTCCACCTCTAAAGTGTCAATGGTTGCCTTTAATACAACAACAGTATCCGAGTAGGTTACAATTTGTAACCGATTAGATTTGCATGAATTTTTCCAAATATTACAACACCAACCGCTAATAAATGCGACCGTCATTAACGCGATAATTCTTAACGTGAAATTCTTTTCCATTACCTCTGGTTATAATTGCAAATCCGTGATTGTATTTAGAATAGGGGTTATAATCGGGACTTAACTCACTTAAGCAACCCACACCCCAACAGGTTATGACCTTACCATTTACATCACGTTCAGTATGCTCAGCAGTTTGATGATGATGTCCACACATTGCATTTGCTTTTGTCTTAAGAAACAACCCACGCGCTACGTTAACACTTGGTAAGAATTGCTTACCGAACTCGTGACCGTGAAATAGTGACAACCCACCTATGTTAATCTTGTTCTTTCCCTCAATCCATTTGATATCGTACTTATCCAAGTGGCAAAGACTTGCAAAATCAAACGCATCAATGTCGAATAGTTCGGGTGCTTTAACGCGCATATATCTCCAATAACGTTCTTCGTGGTTGCCTTCTTTGTAAATGATTTCAGCATTTGGAAAGGTTTGGCGAAGTTCATAAACGAAGGTTCGCATTGCGTAAAGTTCCTCTTTAAACTTGCGTTTCTTTGGATCTTTAACGAAGTCACTTATCATATGGCAGTCCAACGCATCTCCATTTAAAATAACCGTATCAACTCCTTCTTGTAAACCTGTTTCAATGGCAACTGATAACGCGCTAATATCGTGATATGGAATGTGGACATCGGACAATATCAATATCTTTTTGCCTTTTACATCAATATGTTTTCGACCTTTCGCGTATGACTTGGGTAACTTAAATGGGTTGCGTGGTCTATCTTTTTCCACTACCAAAGATTTATCAATAGGTGTTTGTTTACCTGTCTTTCCTTCGATTCTTCTCAATGCCATTCGCGCATCCTCAACACCTAAAAAAGTTTCGAAATGTTCTTTGCTTAACTTCTTTGCAAGTGTTAGAGTTGGTGTGTCGGGAAACTTGGCGCGAACTTCACGCGCTAACTTTGTTTTTGCTGATTCTTGAGCCATATTTAGAAAGGTTGGTAAACAGTTTTTCCGCCAATTTTAACCGCACGTAAAACCTGCCCCCTATTCTTTCCCTCGTTGTAGCTTACGTGAACCCAGTCGGGATGATTCTCACTTCCAAACTCCCAAATGAGTTGGTCGAAAGTACAACTTTTTTTAATATAATCAAAAATCTTTTTGTTACTTATGCCACCAAAGATATCTCCATCAATATCCAATGCTTTGCCTTGACAATGCTGTGATGATTTAGAACCTCCAATTTTGGCATTTAATTCAACCGACCTGTAGGCACTGCTAATCCCGATAGGTATTCCGAAGTGTTCGCGTAATGGGTCGAAGATTTTAGTACACACTAACCGCAAGTTATTTAATTGCTCCGAGTTTGGAATGTTAGCCAACTTTAACGCAGTCGCTTGATTGCTCTTTGTGACTTCAGCATAGGTCACATATTTACTTATTTTTTCCATCAGTCATTGCATCGGTTATGTCTTCGCTTTTGCGCCCTACAATAGCTTTTATTTTACTCCAAAGGTCTTTGCCAGTAACCGATTCAATAGATTCAATGATTGACTTAAATTCGATTACTGCAATAACGGTTGCAACCAATTTGGTAATTGGTATAAGTTCGCTAATGATAAAAGTTTCAATAAGAAATCCGCTCATTATTGCGATTTGATACAACAACAATTTAGTGATAGTATCACTCATCCTGCGCGACCTAATTCTTTGCTTTAGTTTTAAAGCCTTCCATATACCTACAACCATATCCGCACCAACAAGGAAGCCAATGGTTAACATCAGTTCCTTGATTGGTAGGAATACTGCAAGACCCGCTAAAAACCAAATCTTACCTTTCAAAAACATCAACTCTTTCAACTCTTTTTAACTTTTGCTTGTTGTTTTTTAAGATAAATCTTTAGCATCTTTTCGTACTGCTCTCGCTTTAGTACGTAGGTGGTAGGAAGTTTTGAATTGACCATTTGTGTCGTTGTGTTTTATAACTATCACTTACTAAAAAATTACTCTTTCCATACGGATTCATATCTGGGAATATGTTGTTGTCCGTATTGTTGGTATATTCGGGAAATAAGTTTGTATTAAAACGCAAATAATCGACCATTCGCTTAGTGTAGAACCTCGCATTCTCACGCGCTTTCTCTTTCAAAGATTCCATTTCACCTTTAGTTACAGGTGTAGTATCTTCGCTTTGTCTACTTACAAGATTTCCATTGTCGTGCTTATACAATAACGATGGGTAAAGTTCAACCATAACCCACCAAATTAACAATTTAATCACGTAATCATTAAGCAATGTTTCGTACTGGTTCTCTAAAGTACCATTAGCGACATCATCCTTTAATTTGTTGGTCAAGTTAGTACCTAAAAAGTTTTGCAAGTACATATCCTGCGCCACATAAATGCAAGGACGAATGATGTTTGGATCAACTGCATCAGTTAAAGGAGTGTATTTCTTCAATAACTCCTCATTTATCAAAAGTATTTCTTGTGGGATTGCCATAATTTACAATTTTTTTTAGTTTATTCTACCGCCATTTGGAAAGTCCTTCATCGGTTTCTTTGCATCTTGATAACCTACCGTTGTGTCAAGTGGCGAAAAGCCTTCTTTCTCTGCTTTTCTTACCGCAATCTTTACTTCGTTATCCATCCCTTCATTAGGTAAGAATTTACCGCCTTGTCTCTTTCTCTTATAAATTGCTCTCATCCAAAAATGATGACAATTAACACCGCCTTTATATCGGAAGATATTTATGGTATTAGTACCCCGTTCAGCAAATTGATTATTCACACCTGCAGCACTCATTTCTTGAATGTCCTCGTATCTCCAAACAATTCCACCCTTCGAAAGTCGTACCATTTCACGACAAAACTCGCGTGACTTTTCACTTATCCAAGTTGAATAACGATAACGAACTTTATAAAGTCCTGCATCTAATTTGCTTTTCTTATCAGGGTCAGCATATGATTCAAGTGCTTGGTTTACTTTGGTAAAGTTTTCTTCAGCATCATAATCACCAACTTCACATTCTTCAACAAGTTCCCATTCGTTTAAATCAATCAACTCACCGCATTCTGCAAGGTGCTTTAGGAATTGCTTTCCTTCTTCATCCGTGAAATCATCGCTTGATGAACAGCATACTTTAGAAATGCTTTGGTGTTCGTGCTTAACTTTTTTTTTTTCGGATGATTGCAACACATCCGTAGGTTGTAAGTTAACACTACTTAAGTTATCAAAAATGTTATTGATTTCAACATCCGATAACATCGGGAAAGCAGCCTTTGTAATTGCTTTAGCACTTGTTGAAGTCAATACATTTGCAGTAGTTTGCGTAATGATTTCAAGTAAAGAAGAAATCTGCGCACCATTCAATGCTTGACTTGCGATATCTTGGGTTGGTGCTACGTTGCCATTTATAACAACATCTTCTTCGAACAAATCATTCTCTACAATTTCAGCACCTTGTGGAACTCCGATAGCACGTAATAACATATCTACACCATCACAAATAATGCGTTGGAATGGATCAATTACTTGCTTTGAAAACAACCTGAAAGCAGTTTTCATTTCATCAGTGTTGCTACCTAAACCACCACCATCACGAACTCCAAAAAGAAGCGGTGAAGTAACGCGGTGACTAACCAAAATTTGCTCAATAGCAGGGGTTACAAGCGATTCAAATTGCTTGTCCATATCTGCTACAGGAAACGCGGTGAACTCAACACCTCTATCTCTTTCTTCATTAAAGAATGTCAATACCTTTCCTGCGTTTTCAGCACCTTGAATGCTTAATTGCAACTGATTTTTAATCATTCGTTGCTCTTCAAGTGTTGGGATTCCATTGTTAAATGATGCAATTAACGAAGGGAAGAAACCATTTAGAATTAAGTTAACTTGATATTCACTTAATTGACGTAGTTTTTCAATCTCATTTACCGCACCAATGTAATCGGGCTTGGGATAATACTCACTTCCAACCATCATCGAATGTTGAAACATTACTTGTTTAGGATTTTCCTCTTTGGTATTTATGTCAAAGAAAGGAATGTAATGAGGGTTGTTTTTCTTCTTACGTGTATCCGACCAATCGCGTGAATACCAAACACCAGTAACATCGTCATTGTCATCACTACAAGCCAATCGGCAGTTCTCGTATGGTAAATGGTTTATTTGAGCAATAGTGCTTCTATCCATTGACCAAATTACCTCCCAATAGAATCCACCGTGTAATTTTAAATCTAATGCAGTTGAATGCAAAACCTTATCAAGTTTCAATCGTTGAATCTCGCGCAAGGTCACTTGTGATGGCGCGGTAAATTCCTTACCTGCAATCATAAAACTGATTGAGTTAACTAACGCACCGTGAACAGGTGAGGTGTTATATAGTTCAATTAAGTATTGTGGGAAGTGATTACCTTCACCATAAGCCACCCAACCTTTACGGTCTTCAAACTCAATAGGCTCTATTTTAACGTACTTTGCTAACTCAACTTGAGTTGCACTAAACCTGTCAACGATTGATTTTGTTTTATCCATTGTATTCGATGTCGCTTGGAATTATAATATTAGGTTGGTTGTAATAATTTACAACAGTTTCGAATTGAATGAAACCTCTTTTAATCTCACCAACCACAACCGCGTTTTGTGGATCAAGATTTGTAGTTGAATTTTGACCGTATATAATGAAGTTATAACGCCCACCATTAGTAACAAGGATAGAACCATTAGTTGGATCATCGTTATTTGTACTAATTGCCAAAGTCGTGACCCTATCGTTCTCGCTGATTTGAGCAGGTATAACATAAAATGTTTCTAATGTAATTTCGTTTTGAATTACAAGTAAGTAATCCGTATACGTTGTATCAAAAAGCAAAACCCCCTCCTTTAGAGAAAGGAGAAGGGTCTGATTTGCGGTATTCGTTTGAAGGTAATTCATCCCTTAAACAAATATAAATTAAATAGTTGGTGCTACAACGGTTATATCACCGAAGTTATCAAATGGAGTTGTACTATAAGACTCCAAGCGGTAAGCCTTGTGGGCTTCTTCTGCAGTAAATGTAATGGTATAACCATTCAAATCACCTTTTGCAGTTCCTGTAGCAGTAGATGCAGCAGTAACTTCTGCGCCATCAACCTTACCAATCATCCAAATATTGTCGTTGTTATCTTGTACAAATACAACAAGACGATTTTTAGCAACCAATTCAAGTTGCTTTCTACGTGCAGCAGTCAACTTAAAGAAAGTTGCAGTTACCGTTTGTGTGTAGAAAATAGTTCCGTTTTCAACTGAACTTTGTACCTCTTCGGTAAAAGAACCAGTATGTTTTGGAAGTGTGTATTGGTAAACTGATGCAGTTGGTAAAGCATCGATTTCTTGAGAAGTGCCATCAACGGTTACCCCACTTTGGAAGTCAGCAAGTTGCTGCAAGAAAATAGCCTTAATACCACCTACACCCTCTTTACAATCAAGTGCAAATCCTGCGGTTAATTCACAAGCCATATTATTATAATTTTAATTGTTATTATTTACAATAAAAGGCAGGGGACTTATTCCCCCACCTTTTTACTTGTGTTTATTTTTAGTCAATGTAACCGATAGCAACATCAGAACCGAAGCCGATTTGAGTTCCTACACGGAATTTCATTGCCATACGAACCATATCAGATGCATCAGTCAAAGACATATCTACTACTTTAACTTCAGCGAAATCACTATTGGCATCAACACCAACAAACAAGTTGTCTACTTTAGATACAACGATAGTTCCTGTAGTCATACCTGGACATACATAAATGTCATATCCATCAACTTGCATATTGAACTCTTTGAACGCGTTGAATTCAAATGCGTAACCTGCAGCAGCAACTGCTTGACGATACAACTGAGCAGTAGCGCGGTTCATATAAACCTTTGTATCGGGGTTACCAATCAAAGCCTCTGGCAACAAAGCCAAAACTGATTGGATGTTTTCGATAACAGTAGTTACATCGATTGACCCCCAAGTAACCTCCAAAGTTGATTGAGCCTTAATTTTCTTTTCAAGACCATCAAAAGATGAATAAGTACCTGCGGTATCACCTTGCCAAATTGTGAACTCAATGTTTTGAGCAACTTGAGCAGCAGCGTAACCAATCAAGAAATCAGAGAAGTTAGCAGGAACTACATCGTTAGCAAATCCACGACCTGTAGAAGCAGCTTCCCAATCTTTTGCAAATTGAGACTTACAAACTTCCAAGTTAACTTTCAAATCTTTAACCTCAAGAACTGCCTCGTTCAAAGTCAATGCAGTTGGATCTTCGAATGCACAAGTAAAATCTTGAACCAAGTTAGCAGAAGATAACTTCTTCAATACTGCCTTGTATTTAACACCCTCTTTAAGTGTTACGTATCCTTTCGCCAAAGTGTCACCACTCAATAAAGCAGCGTGAATATATGGTAATGCTAATTCACCTGCGTATGTACCGTTAATAGTAATAGCCATTTTTTTATTTTTTAGAATTAATAATTTGATATGCGCGTGAACGTGCATCCATTGCTCTAAATGGAACTTCGTTGACGCTTTGTTTTTGTGCAACTGGATTAGCCTTCTTCACCGACTCGGTAGCAGGTGCTTTAGACAATTTCTCGATTGTTGCAGATAGTTCTTGCTTTTCAGCAGTCAACGCGTTAATCTTGGCTTCAAAGCCTTCAATCAATTTGTTGATAGTGTTCTCGAACTCTTCGCGTGAAACTCCATCGAAAGATGATTGCTCAACTTCTTCGATTTCAATCTCAACCTTTGGTTCTTCTTCCATAGGCTTTTCTTTTACTTCGCTGATTTTGCCTTCTACTACAACCAAGATTTTACCTTCGGCGGTTTCGTGTTCTCCATCGGGAGCAGGAATAGGATTTCCTTCTGCATCCATAACAAAGATTTCAGAACCAATACCAAATTCAGCATCGGGTGAGTAGATTTCAGTACCATCCGCGAGTACAGCCATAGCCATTTGTTTTTGCTCTACCGCTTCTTCGACAGCCGACAAACTAACCCCGAAGGATTTCAATTTCTCTGCGTACTTGGAAACGATTTCGTTTACTTTACTCATTGTGTTGATAATTACTTTGATTAATAGACGCATTTTCTTGAATTTGTTTTTACTTTTGTGTCATCCCATTCGGGTAATGTTTGTTCATTTTTCTAATTGTTTTTAAGTTCAACGAAGAAAGCCCCTAACGAGGGGCTTCTTTGTTTGTCGGGTAAACGTACACCTGCACGGGTGTAATCTATTACAACGCGCTCAATTCATCGGCTAATGCCTTCATTATCTTTTCGATTTCCTGCTCTGCTAAATACTCCTCACTCATTTCAGTAAAGAAACCTTCAAGCGAAAACCCTTTAACACTACCTTGTTTGATGTCACTCCACACTTCATCGTTATCTACTTTCATTCCTATGCACCAAGTACCATCGGGAAATGAGAAACCAAAGTTTTGACTTTTGTCGTGTTCGCCTTCTTTGATCCACGATTCAACAACCACACAACCTGCAACTGGAACTTGATGTTCTAGGTTGCTATTGTGGTGCATATTGCGCTTTAAATATTCTTGCGCAATCTTGTTAATAGTGTCCTTTGAGTATTTGCAATAGTAAGCCTCACCCGCACCATTAACGCGGTAGATAAGTTGGTCGGGAATCATCACCGCACCGTACAACATTTTGCGCTCACCCTCTTCGATTGCCGCTTGTTTAACTTGCGTTTTTGACAATGCTACAAAGTCAACTTCGATTGCAGGATTCTCAACTAATGAGATTGCGTTAACTCCAAGATAACCACTGTCATCGATAGTGTATTCGATTACTTTTACTTCTTCCATTATTTTATGATTTTTGATTGGTCTTTAATTTTTTGTTCCGCTTCTTGCGCGCTACTTACGTTTGTCGCAAGTACATAAGTTTGGATAGGTTGTGATTTATTACTACCTTGATTCAAGAAAGATAAATCCACAGCAGGTGCTTGAGTTGATCCACTCATTCCACCACCCCCACTTGCGTTTGGCGAACTTGGATTTGTTCCACCTCCTGCATTAAATTTCATTGCTGCAATCTTTGCTACGTTTGCAAATGCACTAACTCCTGTTGCAACTGCTAAAGGTATTCTAACAGGTGTTGGTATTGTTAAATCTGCTAATACTGCGTTAACCGCTAAATAACCCGACATTGTGGCTTGTGCCATTTGTAAAGCCTTATTTATTTGAAATGATTGCTTTGCATTGAATAAACCCATCGCAGCAAATGCATCATTTAAATCCATCAATCCACCAAGTGCCGCTTGTGCTAATTGTACTTTTGCATCTTGTAAAGCCTTCTCTTTTTCCTCTTCAGTTTTTCGATATTTATCATTTACCTCACCTTCTTTTCTTGCCTGTTCTTCCTCTAATGCTAAATAATCAAGACCTAATTTTTTTGCAAGTTCAATCTTTTCAAAATACTCTTCTTGTATAGCCTGTATTTCCGTTTGTTGTGCGCCCTGTCTAATGTTTTGAATTTCTTGCGAAAGTGCTTCTTCTTCTGCAATAGATTCAATTCGCATTTGTTTTAGAAGTTCGTTGTTCTTTTTAGCAATTTCTAATTCATCTAATGCACGTTTAGTTGCATATTTAGTATTTACATCAGTAACTTGTTTTTGATGCTCATCTTCTAATTGCTTTAAAAGTTTTTTGTCATTATGTGCTAACCTTCTTTTCTCCTCATATGCAAGGTCTATTTGTCTAATTTCTTTTTCTTGTTCACTTAAAGATTCTTGAAATCTTTTTTCTCGTTCACCCTTTAGAAATTCATTTAAAGATTTTTGGTCATCCTTAATCTTCTGCAATCGTTCCGCTTCTTTCTTTGCGGCTTCTTTCGCTAACTTTTCTTTTTCGGCTTCGGCTTCCTTTTGCTTCTTTACCTTTTCATCCTCCAACTTCTTTGCTTCTTCTGCTCTTTTCTTTTCATTCTCGGCGCGTTCTTCGGCTTTGGAATCGGTTAACCCTATCCAGTCCATAAAGTCAACTAATCCTTGCGTAACTGAATCAATGGTTGTTTTCAGGAAACCGAACATCTTTCCAACCAATCCACCCGCCTTTGTGAGTTCCTCAAAGTTGGCAACGATTAAAGCGATGATTCCACCAATCAAAAAGATAGGATTTGTAAGTAAAGCCTTACCCAAATCTAGCATTGTTTTACCAAAGCCTTTTGCCGCATTGGAAAGGTCTCCAAACTTGAAATCTTTAATGGCTGATGTTACCCCTTGTAAGCCAGTTTGAGCTGCCCCGAAATCGAGTGATAGAATAGAACTACCAATCATTCCAAAAGAGTTATTCAAACGCTCTAAGGGATCACCCGCTAACGTATTGACCGACTTACCTAAGTCGCCCATTTTGTCATTTAATGCACCTAACTCTCTTTGAACCTTTTGAAATTCCGCAGTCCCCTCTGGCAATCGCGCTAATTCTTCGCGTAACCTACGCATTTGAGTGCGCATTGATTCAACGCGTTCCGTGCCTTGTATATCAATTTCAACAACTGTCTTTTGTGTAGCCATTAGAATAACATTTTAATGAGGTAAATAATGCCTATAATTAAAGACGCAGAAATAGTGAAATTTATGAGGTTAGTTGTAAAATTTGATAACTTATTTTCTTTGCTCGGTAGGTCTTTGCCTATTCCGTGCTTCAACATTTCTTTGATGTTTTTGAATGTGTCGTGTGGATTATTCATAGTGATATTGTGTGTAAGTTAATTGACCGCTTATATTGATTACATTGTACGGATATGCGGTTGCATTGTCTAATGTTACAAGTATTGCAAAGGTACTACCTACAACATCCAAGTCAATTACAAAGTTGCCATCTATGTCAATAGGTGTTTCGTCTATTGTGGTCACGTTTTTAAGGCTAATCGTTCCACCACTTTGAACAATGTGTAAGTTGTATTCACCGCTTACTGATGCATCTATTACCGCACCAACTTGCCCAACCATTAAACGCAATTTAACCAACCAAACTGAATCGTCTGGCATATTAATGTAAGTAGAACCATAAGCCGCCAAACGAATAGTTGTAGTATTGTTGGTAAAGTCACCTTTACCCCAAACAGGAATAAGACCGTTTTGCATTTCGCCAACATACGAACCACCGCTACCGATTGTCGCACCGCCATTCAATACGTTGGAGTTGTAGCCCATTACAAAAACCGAATCTAAACCGCTATCTAATCTATTGCCACTTCCAAGAACTATTGAATTATCATTACCCGAACCGACAAAGTTGTTATCCGTTACAACCAACCCCGACTTTTCTTGTGGTGGGTTGGATAAAGTTTTTTCAGTTGTTAATTGTGCTGATTTAGGCTTACCACTTCCATCGGAATCTCGGCTAAACGCATAACAACCGCCATCTATCCAATTATAATTATAGATCTCACAACAAACTTGAGTAGCATCCGCAGGATTACCATCTACATCCACAAACGCAACCGCACCAAGTGGAGTAATTGATGATGGTGTTAAAAGACAATCGGGAGTTGCGGTAACTTGCTTAATCAAAGTTACCTTAACCGTGTCTTGCGTTCCAACTACGTAGTCACTAATTGACAAGATTCGCCAATAAGAATCTTTAATAAAGATTTTATCGTTGAAATTGAAGTTATAAATGTCCGCAAATTCAAGCGAAAAGAAAGCCTCTAATACACGCGCATCAGGTGCGTAAATGTTTTCTATATATTCGTTCCAATAACGCGCGTAAAGTGTTTTGTATGGAATAGATGACACCTCACAAAGTGGTGTTTCCTGTCCAAAGTTCAAATCACGTGAATTGATAGTTGGCAAAAAGTCACTATAATGACTGAACATATAAGCGGTTACCACGTTAACTCCATTTGTGCCATCATTGTACACGTTAAAGTTCATCGTTTCGCCTGTCTTATACAAGATACGTGGGTTAGGTGCGCTGTATTGATATTGGTCGTTTACGAATTTAGGAATAGCATAAGATGTAGCCTTAATCGGTACTATCGGAGTTGACCCGAAATACAACTCAATCTTTTGTTCATCCGTTGCAAAGTCGTTTTGTGGATCAACTAACTCAAGCCTTCCATAAACGCGGTCTCCTTGTGTGTTGTAAAGGTTGTTGAATAGGTCAGAACTTGCCTTATATGTCCACGTGTTTTTTCTCGCTTGGTAGTCAGTTGTAGCGGTTAGTGTGATGTCCTTACTAATATCAAGCAATGGTGTCCAATCTTTAGAAACTCCTTGCGAGATGTACTCGGTGAATGGTATAAAGTCAATTTCTTTTTGATTGACCTTGTTAGGAATCACTACCAAGTTATACATCTTGAAAAGCGAATCCATAAACTCGCTACATTTCATAATTGGCGCATTTGCTGACCAATCAATGATGTTTCCGTATAATGGTTTACTAATCTCTTGCGATTGAAACGTGATATCGTTTAATCTAAAATCACCTGCAAACGCATTAAGTGCATTAAGCGAACTTCCAACGCAATCAATTACAACTTCGATAGTATCACCTGTATTTAAAAATTGTGTGCTATCTCCAGTATTGACTAAAATTGGAGTATTGATTATCCCTTGTTGATATCCGTCAGTATCAAAATTGTAACAAGTTATATTCGCTTGATTCGAAAGAAATGTTTTATTACCAAGTGAATCAGTCCTTAACAATCTCAATCCAAGACTTCCTAAAAATTCCTCACCTACAAAACTTGGAATAACCTCAATATCAAGAAATACAGCAATTTGATAATTGCCATTGAATGGCACGGTATAAACGTTTCCTGCGATATTACTTCCTGGGTCTTGATTTATAGTAAGTGTTGGTAAGTGAGCAACTTTATAAGTGCTACCATTTACGGTTTCATTTGCGAATGTACTTGAATCTATTGTTGTAGTTGATCCATAACCTGTCAATTTGAATTTCGCAGTTTCGGGATTGCCTCCACCTTGTTGTATTTGCCCCGCTTCCGAAGTCCACGGAATGTACATAAAATCAAGTTCGGTAGTTAGTGTTGTCGAATTACTACCTAATTGAAATCCGCTTAATTCGATAATCTTGTTGAAGATGTACCGAGCCGATACGAATGGAGTTAACTCTCCTGCTTTTGCTACAACGTTTTTATTGGTTGAATTGATACAACGTGAATTTTCATCGTTCACATTACCAACCCAATTTTGCCCCCTATCGGTTAGGCTTAAGTAAATATCCGTTTCAGCGTTGAAGGTTGCGATATTGTCATATTCAACAACGTAGTTATAGTCCGTTTGTAGTTGTGTTGAAATATAACCTTTAAAATCATTATCTGCAATGTTCTTAAAGAAGTCCACCACGTTACCAAAGAACACTATCTCATATTCACTAACCTCACCATTCGAAGTATAACAAGCCTTAAATTGGCAGTTACCTTCAAGAATAGGAATAGTGTCAACCGTTATAATCGCATTCAGTTTTCGCTTTGGATTAAACGATGCGAATTGATACGTATTCTCTTGAATGAACCCGAATATCTTACCATTGTTTTGCGTTGCAGGAATGCGAAAGGTTCGCGAGTACGATCCACGCGGTTTTAAATCTTTGATGTCACTAAAGTTGAACTGAAGTGCAATCGTCTCGTTTTCGTAAAGGTCAACTAATGTAGGTACATTGTCGCCTTGTGAATATATTATAAGTGCTGTTTCCATTTGTTTTTATTAGGGACAATTACCAAAACCAACCGTTACATAAACATTACCGCTAACTGTAGCACCACCCGACCATCCAGGCATATAAAAATAAATATAGTTATCTGAAGTTGTTGTGTGAGTACCCCAAACACCACTTGCGATTATAGGAGTTCCAGGTGTTTGCAATCCCATTAAACTTGTTCGTGTTCCACCACCTGTTAAAGTATCGCCTAAATCAATAAATCCAAATCTAATAAGTGTAGATGGACAAGCAAAGTTGTAATCTACACGTACGTAGTATGTTTGTCCAGGTATTGGTGAATTTCCTAAACCATCGGTCACATCAAATTTAATACGTGCATCTCTACCTGTATTTGTTAGAACTATATTACAACTATTTCCAACAACAGGCCCAAGAGTTAAAGAAGTATTACCTCCCAATCTTGTGAAACTATTATAGTAAGTACACGCTACAGGTGCAGGAATTGGAAACGGTGTATTTTCAATATTTAACGTCTCGTTTTCGTTTGCAATTTGTAGGCGCAAAGTTTGGTTATACTTGCGTGAGTTTCTCTCCCTACGCATTAAGTAGTTATTGTCTTCAACTACAACAGGCACAACCGAGTAACCATCTACGTTATCATCCACCATCCAAACGGATTTTGAACGGAACAAATCACGCATATACTTGAACTCACTTTCAGTTAACCAATTTGAATTAAGGTTAAGGAATGTTTTAACAATTGGCTCTCTTTCGGTTAATGACCTTGAAAATGCCTCCGTGCTAAATGGATTGTCCGTTGTCGCATTATTGTAGTCGCCTAAATATTGCTTGTATCGTTTCTTTTCGACCTCAATAGACCTTTCGTTTTTCTTAATGAAAGAGTAACTATCCCAACCGCCCATTTGATTAAGCCAGTACAAATGAACTGGGTTATACTTGCAATCACTTTCAATCCAATAACCATATTTAGCGGTTATCTCGTTGTCATCTGCATCAACTCCAACTAAAGTCCAATAGGCTGTATTATCTGCAGTCGTTTGGTCAATGTATCCACCATTAACAAGGTTCTTTAATCCCGTTGGTAAATGAAACAACGAGCCACCGCTTAAAGTAAATGGAATAGATACTGATGTTTCAATAGTTCCCAATTCATTATATAATTCAAAAAGAAAATTATCAATATTAAAAAATGGATAGTTAGTATTTAAATAAGTTCCATCATCTGCAATCCACGATAAAATGCGATAGGCACTATCTTCATCACCGCTTACATTTGAACGTGATATTTTTTGCCAATTTATTATTTCGCTTTGAAGTGATGCAGGAAGGTTAATTGCTTGTGATACTAACCCATTATTAAACCCAAGTGTATTATCATAGGCTTGGGATAGTGCTAATGGCTTTGTATCGTTTGTACCCATAACGATGAAGTTCTGCTTACCGCTACCATATACGCACATTAAATCGTATTTCAATAAATCAGTTTGATCCTCAGTAAATATTCCGCCTATGTTCCAACCTTCCCAAATTGCAACTCTAAACTGCATTATATTTAATGAATATGACAGTAAAGGCGCACTTATGTGTACTAATACATCATTTGTATTATATACCATTGGAGTAGGCGTCAACTGATTAAATATAGTTTTACAATTAAACACACCATTTAAAGCGGCATTAGGTGAAACATAGAATTTATATGAAGTTGTTGTATCGGTTACTTCAACTATGTACTTAAAACCATCTTCAGTCACGTTATCGGAGGACATCGTCACCGCTACATCATTATTACTAAATGCAAGACCGCTAAACTCATCGTTTCCCTGCGCCGAAAGTCCTGTAATCTTTGTCGTTATCATACTTTTATTTTCTTTTGAAGGTTATCTTCAATTACAATTTTTATTTCTTTTCCAAGTGCCTCTGCGAATTGTGGCTCGTAAACATCAACCAACTCATTAACCGCATCGCGCCAATAAAACAATGGTTGTATTCCACGCCTACGGATTGAACGCATTATATTGAAAGCCATTGATTTCTTTGCATTCTCTTTGGCTTCTGGTGTTTTAAATGTGGCGAAACTTCCGTTCTTATTACGTGGCTTAATTCCTTTAATCGACATCCAATCGTAAATAGCCTTTTGCATTACACCCATTCCATCCACCTTCTGCCCACCGCTTCCACCACTCTTAAATGAATAAGGTGAACCTACATTCCCACGTGTACCATTTACCCCTTGTTCTACAAAGTCGGCATAATTACTCGCTTTACCTTTAGCAAAGAACTCTAACTTACCTTTCTTTGCGTTGTAATAATATGCAAGCGACCTTCTTAATGTATCACTTGCAACCGCACGTCTTTTCTTTCCCTTAACCGTGCGATATGCACCGAGATTCTGCATTGCTTTCTCAACAACATCAGCACCGAACTTATTGATTAAATCATTTAAAGGACTATTAGCCATTGATGAAGTTTAAATAAGCGGTGTTAGCATCCTGAATAAGCAAATCAACAAAGGCTTCAATACCTTTGGTATTTAGTGCAATGCGAAAAGAATCATAATCTTCGCTTTCATCCCAAGAGAAGAAAACGTTTTGCTCCAATACGTGAAGCATTGTTAAACCATCATTTTTAGTTATTACATACCTCATACCGTTACTTTTAAAGATATACCGTTAATTGATCCACTAACCGAAGTTGCGTTGTTTACCCTTCGAATTGAAATTCTATCACCTGCGGCAAATGATACCGATGATGAATTATAATAGTTTGAATTAGGAGTAGCAGCACTACCTGCCGCAATAGTAATAACTAACGCAGTATCTACACCATTTTTTCGAACTGTGATAACTTGGCTACCAGTTGCAGGTTGACCATTCACATAGTGAATCAAGTACATATCCGATATGGTACAGGCTGCAGGAATTACATAATTCGATGTAGTTTCCAAAATTCCGTTTAAAACACCAATACTTACCCAAGTTGTTGTAGATGCAGCAATACTACTTGCCAAATTGAATCCCCAAAAACTAACACTATTTCCAATCTTGGCATTAAGTTGACTTTGAATACTACTTGTAACTCCACTTAAGTAACCGAGTTCAGTTCCTGTAACACCACTTGCTGCAACTTTACCACCACCATCGGAAACAAGAACCCTAAAATTAGTCAAGTTAGAACTGACAATCGTACTCGCTGCTCCTGTGATAATGGTTTGGAAAGTACCAATAGCCCAATCATAAATTGCTTTTGCAGACAAATAAAAGATATTACTTGTTTCATTGCCTGTCATTGTGGTTTTTTTGTTGGTTACATTTTCGGGAGTGTAACCCAATACAGTACCAATCTGCTTTGTTTCCCACAAAGAAGTTGATGTATTATAAAACAACCCATCATTGTTATTAGGAGATACCGCACTAACATTATGGAGTTCATCCATCTCGTAACCATTCTGCACACGCACATACATTCTCCCTGCACTACCATTACTTGCGGTGGTCACGAACCCCAAATATACTAAGTGATTAGGTGCTAATGGTTTGGTTTTACTAAATGAACCTGCAGTTGCACCCAAGTACACCGCATCTCCATCTGCCCAAGTTGAAGTAGGGAATAAACTCAATCCATCAATTTGACCTTGCATTATAATTAATCCCTTTTGATTTGCACCTATCGAACTTGACAAGACAATACCAATAGTTTGCGCTGAAGTTGCATCGCTTGTATTATAAGCCAATTTAACTTTAAGACGGTCACCTGTACCGCCGAATGCGTAAACTGCTTGACCTTTGGTTATTGTTGTGGATTCCGCATTTGTAACATATGACAATAACGTATTTGGTGCAGTTCCGATTACTTGAAATGAATTAGATGTTGAGTTATAAACGCACAACATTTCAGCACCATCCACAATATCCCCACCTATTAACGCGCCATCGTTATTCCTGTAAAGTGTTTTAGCACCAAGAGAATTGATGTTTAACGTGCAAGATGTCGTATTGCCAGTAACGAAACGAATTAAGAACGCATCTCCATCACTTAAGGAAGTTACTCCGCTTATGGTTGTGGTATAAGTGTTAGTTCCGCTTGTAAATCCGTGTGGAATACCACTACCACCCGAACCACCCGAATAGGGTTTCCAAGTATTGTCAGCCGCTAAATAGTCAGTTGAACTACTTGGTTGGTTAGTTGTATATTGTACCTTCTTTGCCATTAGTCTCCGATATAAGGAATATCACAAGCATCCCACAAATAGTCAACCGCTAACTCAATAGATAATTGCACACCTGTTAAAACGTGGCTAAACTCTTCAACGAAAGGACTTCCGCTTATTGGTGTAGTCAATACTACCGATTCATCGAATATGTGACCTAACTCAAGCATATTCACGAAATCGGAAGCCAACAATATGCAATCGCTAATCGCTTGTTTTTGATACTCGGTTTTTTCATCCTTATCACGTGGTAAGTCAGCAAAGAACACATCAAAGGTGTACGAAAGTTGTCCTTTGTCGAAACTTATTCCCGTTGGGGTTACGTGCATCCACGGATATTCCGTTTCTTTTTCTAAATCAGCCTGTGCGATTTGTCCGTGAGTGAACCTTCTTATTAAAGCGTGTTGTTCAGCAAATTGCTGAAACTTGCTAACTACTACGTTATAGGTATAGAGTGAAGATGCTGTTGCCATATATATCAAAGACGCAAAACGTCACTTTTTTAGGAGTTGTTTTTGGAAAGAAAAATAATCAATTCGATAAGATAGGTGCGCGAAGATAGTACTGGCTTGTGTTTCGGTGATAGTATCAAACTTGGTTATATCCCTATCCGCTAATTCTTCAATAACGTGAAACCATCCGTAACGTTCGCTTAAGTCGTTTGTTGCCCCACCGCTTCCTTCATCATCGTTATTGCCGTCTCCATCTCCGTCATCATCGTTGTATCTAAAAACTCGAGGGAACGAGTCAACAATTCGCTTTCGATATTCGAAAAAAAAACAAGCGCACCATTTGCAACTGATAGCGGCATATCATCAAACACCTTTGCATTGGCTAAATGTTCTGCTGTGTATGGCTCAATTTTGTACTTTGAACCAATCTCCGAGTGGATAGGTCGGTATAGGATTGAAAGTATTTTATTGAGGTTCTTGGGAAAGTCCTTGCAGTTGCTTTCAAGGTCCAACCATTCACCAAAAGAAATCTTGTTGATGTCAGGAACGAACCCGTACTTATTCCACTTGTATTTGTGTTCTGCAATAGGATTTTCAATAACGGACTTAAATGCCTCAATTACCTTTGTGATGTCCTCGGGTGATAGTTGCCTAACGTAATCCTTCGGTTGTCCCATAATTGCGGATACTTGACCTATCTCGTTACCTTCGTTGGTAAGAAAGTCAACGTATTGCTTAACCGTGATAGTCGAATAGTCAAGGGTAAGTTTTACTTTACTCATCACCTAATTGATTACTAATTAACTCAATCCATTCTTGGAATAGGTCTGTTATTGATCCTTTGGCTAACCTCTTTCTTTGTTCCTTTTGTTGTAGCCACATTCCAAACATTACGCATAAGCGGTAGGTGTGGTGCATTTGTTGTTCTCTTGCTTCTTCCATATTATAGTTTATCACTTATTATTATTTGTACTGGCGCGTCAGCATCGCCTACTATTGTATTCCTTGCCTGTTTTGGTTTGAAGTATTCAAGTGTCTTTAAGTACAACTCGGAAGCAATCATCTTATCTTGGTCATCACGTGACTTCCATAACTTGTCCAAAAACGCATTGAACTGCTCCGCTTGTTGTCCTGTGATTGATTCACCAAGTGCCTCCCATTGTAAAGTCTTTTCGGACTTCGCGCCGTGAGGTCGTCCGTTTGGGTTTCCGCTTTCGCCTTTTTTAAATGCCATAGTTGATAACTATTGATATTAACAATTCACTAAAATGTTTTTGAGGTTTGGCTTAAAGTACAACTCGCTTTTCATAACCTTGCCATCAGCACGATAAATAGGCTTTCCTTCCTTATCTAACTTCGACATATTAGAACGGTGAACCTCACTAAACATAGCCTCTAATTTGTCCTCTATTTGGAGATTACAAGCATAGCCAATGAGTAAATACATTTGATCTATAATAGCATCAGCAATTTCAACGTGATTATTGGCTTGGATCATCTCTTCAAGTTCCTCGGTAACCAGAGCCTGATGCAATTCCTTATCGCAGTCGTGTACGTTGTTAGATAAACCAAACGCAGTTCGGAACTCTTTTACTTGTTGTATTTGTTTAAACATCGAGTTTGGTTTTAAAATGGTTTATTAGTTGTTCCATCTTATGGTCGTAAAATTTAGCAAAGGTTAAGAACCCTTCTTTATCCTGTTCCCACAATTTATACAGCACGTTCCTTAATCGTTGACCGTTACTTTTCTTTTCAATCTCAAAGTCGGCTTTTAGGTCATCTATTATCTCCTTCTCTTTAGACGCAAATTCTTCTTCTTTTAGAGCGCAATAAACAAACGAATTCTGAAGGCTGAAGATTTGCCCTGCTTGGTCGGGAGTAAGTTCATTTGTGCCTATTACAATCGCAGTAGTTCGGTCTTTGCGACTTTTGATAGATTCAATTTGTGCTGGTAGTATTATCATTTGTTATCTATTACAAATATAAGTAATAATTATTATTCTAGAGAATAGATCCTGAACCAAAAGAGAATGAGAATATCCTACCAACATTTTATAGTTGGTTGTCAATCCCTTTTGAGTGTTAATTATCATTCTGTCAAATGAGTCCTTTCACCTTCAAGTTTCAAAGTGTCACCGCTGACCTTTGACCTGGACACTACTTTAACACGATAATCGGCTCGTGTGATGGTCTTACGGCTTTGTCCTTTATGCTACCGCTGCGCTTTGCCATCATCCCTTTGTAACGCGTTCTTTTCTTTACCAAACGTATTCACACCGCCATAAAAAAAAGTCCCCAAATCATTGTAACTTGTTGAAGGTTAAAATGAAATGGGGAATACCTAACTACCTTCAACACTACAAAGATACAATAAAAGTCAAAGGTTGCCTGAATACTTATTCACGATTCTTCAACAACCCGAACCACCATAGGGGAAATGTTATAGAAGTGAATAGCATTCCTATTATATTCTCAGTTGTGAAAACTATGGAGTGATAACGCATTAGCGTCAGGAAGAACCCAATATGTAGTAAGACGGTCGTTAAATACGACATAAAAAAGAAATGTAGCAGGCTCATTGAGATCTTCGTTTTCTTCCACGTTTTTTTGGTTGTGGTTGTTCAACTTCATTTGTATCTAATAACAACTCGGAATCCTCGCGCTTAAGTTGGTGCGTTAATTCATCAACTATCTTGGTAACACATCCGATACAATGCCTCAACTTAATCGGCTTTGTGTCTCCGTTAATGATGGCTTTTAACTTACCGAGAATGGATCGTTGCTCACCTGTAACTATTCCCGACTTCTTAATAGTTGCGATTAGTTCCTTTGCTTCTTCGATTGTATTGTTATCAGCCATTGCTGTCCACATCTTCGCAGGACATTCTTGTAATGCCATACGAGCCTTTACGTCCATAAAACAGCCGCAAGGTTTGAACTTAACTCCGTTCATTTCCTGCCATTCATTGAAAGGATTAAGTTTAGATAATGGAATACCGCATGATCTTGTGGTATTTTTAAAAATAGGACAGGCTTTGCAAATACCCATCCGATATTCAAACATTTCTTTATTCGTCATACTTAATACATTTTTTTATTTCTTCTTTGGCACGTTTGACCGTGTCGTATAAATAACTTACAGGTATGCCAGTCTCATTGGATAACTCTCGGTAAGAAAACCCATTCATAACGTACAAATTAAACACCTCACGTTCAAAGAATGGAAGCCTACTCATTAGGATGTCAAGTTGTTCGTTGGTAATTCTTGCCCCTATCCAACTTTCACGGGCGTTGTGTACCTCTATTTCGAATTGATGAGGTTCTAAATCAGTCCAATTCGCTTGAAAATCACCAATCAACTTCTTGTATCGTGTACGTGGTCGGATGTATTCCCACTTTAGTGAACAAATCACATAAGAGTCAATGTCGTTTATTTTGGAAGTGTCCGTTTCAAGGATGTTTAAAAGTGTGGAGTGCAAAAGTTCATCCCCTTCAAAAGAAGATTTCGTCAAGTTCCTTGCGAACTCTCGGTACTTGTTATATTGTTCCTGCGAAATATTCATCTATTACTTTTTGCGCCTCATCGAAACCTTTACATATAGACGCATAATATCCTCTTTTGTTTAGTTGTTTGATCCATTCCTTTTGTTCCTTACTCACAACTCCCTTTTCGGTCTTTAATTCAATGAATAGCCCGTGGTATTTTTCGTTTGGTTCGCAGATTTGAAGGTCGGGAAAGCCTTTTACATACCCAGTCGCCTTCATTTTTATGGCTTGTTTCATTGATGTGAACATTCCACCTGCTGATGCGCAGTAAATAGCATTAGGATAAGCAAGTTTCAAGTACTGAATAACCGCAATCTGCACTCCTGCCTCACCCGAATAGGGTTTTTTCGCTCTCGGTTTTAGGCTATTTACTATCTTTTGCTTCATCTACTATTTAGAATGTGTCTAAATTACTATTTAATGACCTTCTAAAACCCGCGTAAAATCAACAAAAATGAAAAAAGTTTTATTTTTCTTTAAAATTTATTTGGAATAAAGAAAGAAATGTATATATATTTGCTCAACAAACAAAAACAAAGAACAAATGAAAAACGAACAACAACTACTTGCAGAATTCAAAGCATTCTTTGAACAGGCTCAAATCGAAGCTAATAAAAAAGTTGAGATATGTTTGAATGTTGAAGCTGTAAACAAATTGAAATCAGTTACAGCAGAATTAAAATCTTATAGCATTGAAGATGTCACTCCTAATGGATATGGCATATAAAACTGAAAAAGAATTGAGTGTAATGAGTCGAATTGAAATGGCTCATTACATTCTAGAGATAACACAAACTGAAATTTGTAGAAATAAAAAGTATTGCGATTTATTATTAAAATTATATTTAAAAAAATGAAAAGGAAAACAGCAGTCGAATGGTTAAAAAGTGAATTACCTTTAGATTGGGATGACCCTTATTATAAAGAAATAATAAGTAAAGCATTACAAATGGAACAATCTCAAGCAACGGATGCTTGGTGGGATGGATTTAGAACAATGGCAATTAAAACAACTTAAAACAACAAATATGTACCAAGTAATTATCCACGAATCAGGAACTCAAGCAAAGGTGTTTGACTTCCCAACTTTAGAACTGGCTAACCAATCAGTTCACCGTCACGCAGATGAAATGAGCCTTACTTACAATGAGGATCAAGATGGGTTCGGTTATGCCTATGATTTGGAAGTTCCTGCTACTTCGCCTTTTAGAAGTGAAATCTATATCTTTGAAATTGCGTAACTATGGAAAAGTTTTGGATATTAGAACTTACTTCAAGCGAACTTACCATTGTTAAGTTAGCAGTTGAACGATACGTTAAGCAATACGCAAATGACGTGTTTACCCCTCAAGAATTAGAATCAACTTTAAACGCAGTAAAAAAACCCAATCATCGCGCATTATGAAATTAGAGTTAACTTAC